GCAATTAGTGGTTCATTAAACATTAAAGGTTCAATTACAGGTTCTAATGACACAATTGTTAATTTTAGTAATCTAGGAAGTGGTGGTGGATCAGTAGGTAAACTTATAATACCAACACAATTACCACCAAATCCAGTTCATGGAACAATGTATATGACAGCTGGAATGGGATCTGTAACTTTATACATTTACGATAGTAATGTAAGTGCATATAGAATAGTTACATTGTATTAATAAACAAACATTAAGTTGCTTTTTTATAAAATTTTTACTATGTTTATTTAGTATGATAAATATTGCCAAAAAAACTATATCAAGCAAATCAAAGTACATTACCTGGATCAAGGGAGAATTATCAATTACAAAAACAAAAGTAAAAAAGTGGGTAGTGTGGAATAACCTTGCAAGCAGCACCTATGAAGCTTACTTTGATACTCGCTCAGTAGTAATTCCAATTCCAGTTTGTAGCTGGAGTTTTTTAGTTGGTTTACATGAAATTGGACACATTAGTACTGGTGATAGAAATGCCAACTATCTACGAGAATATAACGCAGAACGTTGGGCAATCAAGCGAGCTAAAGAATATAATGTAACAAATGCTGGATATGTTAAAGAGGCTAAAGAATACGTAAAAAGCCATATAATACATGATTTAATTCACACTAGCCTTAAAGCGGAAAAGATAAAACCGTATGTGTTGAAATGGATTAAAGCAACCCCCAAAAGTTTACATTTAGAAATAAAAGGTTATGCAAAACATACTATATAATCCCGCTCAAATTCATTCCCGTGTAGATAAGATATCAAATCACTTGAATGGACTTTACAATCACGAAAATGAAGATAGCATTGTATTAGCACCTATATTACAAGGTGCAGTTAGCTTTTTTGCTGACATTGCTAGAAACCTAACATTTGATCCTTATGTGGAGTATATTGGTGTTAGTTCCTATCAAGGTGTACAACAAAAGGAATTTCATTTATACAAGATGATTGATCCAAAGTTGGTTCAAGACAAGACCATTTGGTTGTTTGATGACATTGCTGATTCTGGAAACACACTACGGTTTTTGACTGACATGCTAATGCAATTTGGAGCTAAGGAAGTAAAAACTTGTGTACTATTAAAAAAGAAACATTGTACGTATCCAATAGATTTAGTTGGTTTGGAAATGAATAATGAATGGGTTTTTGGCTATGGTATGGATGGTGAAAATGGACGAGGAAGACTGTTAAATGCAATAAATTATAATAAAAAATAAAATGAAAAGTATATTCATCATCACCATAATCGCATCACTTTTTTTAGTAAACTGCAATACAACATGTGTAGTATCTCCAACCACAGATTCAACATTAACCACTGATACAAACATGAATAAAATGATAAAAAGCATTGAACTAAGATATGTAAAATAATAAAGCTTTATATTTAGCCACTGACTATTTATAATAAAATATCATGGCAGTAAAAGCAAAAGCTAGTTCAGGGACTACTATAAAAGTAAAGTCCAAAGTTATAAGACCTGGAGTACACGCTAAAACAAAACAAAGCAGTAATAAAAATAGTAAGAACTACAGCAAGCCTTATGTTGGCCAAGGAAAATAATTAATAAATTATTAACTAGCTGTTGCTTTTCTGGTAAATAATGCTGATATTGAAAATATAATATGCACAAAGTATATTAATAACAAATAAAAAAATCAAATATGATTGCAGTATTAATGATTACAACCTTAACAGCTAGTACTGGTTACTTAGGCTACAAGTATTATCAGCTCAAGCAAACAAATGCCACACTTACAACTAAATACAGTTCCATAGTAGCTTTTGCAGATGCATGTGCTAAACGTATTTTAGATATTGAAAAAGACAATTCAAACTTAACAAGTCACATTAAGGATTCTTTAGATAATTGGAAGTCTCCTAAAAAGCAAATAAAAACACAACCAAAGCCAGGAGCAATAATGCTATCTCAAGATGCTGGTGTTTCAAATGCACCAAAACCAAAACGAAAGTTTAAAAATTGGAAGCCGCGACCTGCAGATAAAAAATAAATAAAAAGTATTATGGGATGCTTTGACAGTTTAGTTAAATCTCACTTTATAGCAAACGCTTCGGTAGAACTGAAGTTGGCTCGACAAACAATTAAGTTATCGAGCCAACCTGCTTTTACGGCAGCCTTCCTATTTAATAAAGCCGAAAGACGAGCAGAATACGATAATTTTGTTTATCAGTGGTATATATTAGAGGAAATTGAATCGTCTTTATTATCTCAAGGAAAACTAGAGGATGTATCTAGAGTGGTATTTTATATGAAGTTAGAAGAAGTCACATTTGTATACAGTCTTAGTAAAGTAGAATTAAAAAAAGTGGAAGACTATGGCTTTGAAGTAAATGGTGATATTCCGCTATGTAGGTCAAAGCATAAAATTAAAAAGGGAATGATAGTGCATACTATGATCCTTGATAATCGACTTCAATTTATTCCATATACAGCAAACTAAATAGTTATGCAAAATGCAATAGAGTGTATTAAGTGTGGTACGTTGGTACCAAAGCCAGCACCAGATGTCGTGTCAGTTACGTGTCATGAGTGTGTTACAGATAGTCTAAGACAGTTTGAAGTACCGAGAAAGCAAGTTAAAGCTGCATCGCTTGGTTATCCAAAAGGTTGGAAATTTATGAAGATATTTGTACATGCCACTGGCGTAGTGTATCATAGAGGAGTTGAACAACCAACATTAAAAGATACGTTACCTATAACTGTGATTGCAGTAAAGGTTAAAAAATCTAAAGCACAAAAAGCAGCGGAAAAACAAGAATTATTGACCGTATACGCTTCATTAAAAAGTCAGCTTAAAAAAGAAACAAGAAAAACAATAATTAAAAAACTGACTTCAAAGATTAAAAAAATAGAAAAAAAGATATAAGTTATGAACCACACAGCCGAAAAGTTACAAGCAAATTATGATGTTTTTTTATCATATATTGATAAATACATTACCGAACCAAGAACAACTCAACTTAAAAAATTATACACAGATCATGCTGAACGTATCATGATCATGCCAGCAGCTGGCACTGACCATCATCACAATGCTTGGCCAGGTGGATACGTGGATCACGTCATGCGAGTCATTGATTGTGCATTGGAGTTAAAAACACTATGGATAAAAATGGGAGCAGCCATTAACTATACAGAAGAGGAATTAGTATTTGCAGCTATAAATCACGATTTAGGTAAAATGGGTACCGAAGAAGCAGAGCAATACCTACCAAATGATTCTGAGTGGCATAGAAAGAATTTAGGAAAAATATACAAATATAACTCAGCAAATCCATTTATGCCAGTTCCAGATAGAAGTTTATTTTTATTGCAACAAAGAGGTATTGTAGTGAGTTTTAATGAATATTTGGGTATCAAACTGCATGATGGACTTTATGATGAGGGAAACAAACCTTACTACATTTCACATAGTAAAGATTCTAAATTAAAAACAAACCTACCAATACTATTACACCACGCAGATCACATGGCCTCTCGTATTGAGTATGAAATGTGGGCAAGTAACGAAGAACCTGCAACTCCCTCAGCACCTAAAAAAACACGGAAAGCTAACATTCCAACTAACATGACAGAGTCGCAGAAGGATGATTTAACAAATATATTTAACACCTTATTTAAGTAATATGATCGCAATTATAACCATACTTTCATTGCTTGTTGTCTCGCTGGCAGTATTAGTGTATATTAATTATAACAGAGCAGAAAAAGCCACAGCATACTGTGAGACATATGTTAGATTTGTATCAGCAATGTACTTTAGATTTTATGAAACTAGGCGAAGAATGCAAGAAATTGATCATAGAGGATCTTTTCAAGCAGATGATGAAGTTGGTACAACCTTTAAAGAATTAGATGCATCAATAAATGATTTATATGAATTCATTACAAAATATGTCAATAGAGAAGAAGGTAAAGAAACCGAAAAAGGCCAAGACTAAAAGGCTTTATTTTGGACCTGAGGTCGATGTCAGCATTGTTAAGTATAACTTGACTGATGACATGCACAGCAGAAGTATTATATATCAGAAAGAAATAAAACCAGCTTTTGAAAAGTTAGTTGAAAACATTATACACACCTTTAAGTTCTATTATACTGATGGGCAAACGCTTCAACAAATGCAGCATGAGGTAGTGAGCTTTCTAGTAGAAAAACTACCAAAGTTTAAATCAGCAAATGGAAAAGCTTTCAGCTACTACAGTATTGTAGCTAAGAATTATTGCATATTAAAAAACAGAAGCAACTATAAAAAGTTAACTTCCCACGATAGGATGGATCTAGTTAATGAAAATACTTTAGTGTCAGTAGTTGATGAAACAGAGTCAAATGAGCAAAAATTAAATTCATTTATGAATATGTTTGTGGGCTACTGGGACGTGCATTTAGATACTACTTTTAGTAAAAAGAATGATCGTATGGCAGCTGCTGCAATACTTGAGCTATTTAGAAAAAGAGATAGGATTGAGCTGTATAATAAAAAAGCACTGTACATTTACATGAGAGAAATGTCAGATGCCAATACACAGCAAATTACAAAAATGGTAAAGATTATCAAGGAAAAATATAGGCGCATGTATAATGACTTTTTACAGCACGGATACCTACCACAAAATAAAAAGTATTAATGCTTGTTATTATTTCCAGAGATAGATTAGAACGGTTACTTCAACAACAAATAAAGCATTGGGAAGGTGTTGGCGATGGTCCAAACCTTAATGCATTTTCCTTTAATCCTAAAGAAACGGATCCAGAAAAACTAAAGGAGCTTGGTTATTACGATAATAAAGAATCTTGGAATTCTGGTGTTTGTATAAAGGCTTTGGTAGAATACCTTAAAGAATTAAGTGAGTTAAGTGAATACACTGGAAAGGGGTAAAAACTTAATTTGTTGCTATTTATATAAAACCTAGTTCATGGACAAAGATAGCTTACTATTTGACAATAAATCCTTCAGCGATCTACTTCGCGATGTTTACAATAACACAAAAAAGAAGGAACTACAAATAAACACATTAATTGATCAGCTAAAACTATTAATTAGAAATATGACGGATGCTTCACTTATGGTACCTCTAATCAAAGAGTATCTTGAAGTATCAGTAAAAAATGATGATAATCTAGTTAGACTAACAGCCATTGTACAAAGATTGCTTGTTACAAGTAATAAAACTTCTGCAGATGAGTTAGGTTTATCAGATGCTGAACGTACACAACTACTTGAGGAAGCACAACAATTACTAGACACTAGCAAATCATGAGCATGTTTTTTAATGGGCTGACAGGTTATTTTGACCATCATACCCCAACTCCTAAAACACAAAAGACTACTCCACCAAGAGTTTTCCCAGGCCATGTGCTTGAGATTTGTATGAATACAACATCAAATTTATTTAAGTCACAAAAAGATATTGGCAAAATTCGATTTCGAAATTTAATAATTGATACAGGGCGACCTGATGCTCTTTGCACATCAGTTGCAATGCCCC